AGCCGAAGCCGTAGTAGCCGAGCAGAAGGCAAAGGATGATCAGGCCGATGATGCCCTTGACGATGAAGATCCAGTCTCCGTCGAGGCCTAGCTCGGGAAGGAGCTTGTTGAGGATTCGGTTCAGCAGGATGAGGCCCACGGTGAGGATGACCAGGCCGATAAGCAGATAGACGATTCCCATGCGTGGGCTCGAGTCTCAGGGGGTGCCGGTCGGCGGCGGGTTATTTGCCGGCGGTAGGCCGTTACCGTTGCCGTTGTGGTTGCGCTGCATGGCCAGGACCGCATTGTAAATCAGGAAACCGATCACGCCGAAAGCGAGAACCACGGCCAGCCCGAACACGACCTGATTGCCCATCGAGCCCATCGGGGCCTGAAGGACCGTGTAGGTAACCAGGACCGTGGTCACCCCGACCACACCGGCCAGTTGCATCCAGCCAAAGAACTGGTATCGCTTATCCGTACTCTGGATGCGCGCGTTGGCATAGCCGCAGAGCGACCATAGCAGGGCGAGGAAGAGGCCGATCGGATAGCCGGCGAGCGCGTCGGGATGGTCCTTTGTGCCCAAGATGTCCAGAAACTTGAACATCGCACCGCTGGCGGTGATGGCGAGAATGAACGTTATGGCTTTCTGCCAGCTCGCCATATCCGCGATGAAGAGGATGCCGACGCAAAGCAGTGTCCCGACGAAGAGGCCGAAGCAGAGGAGGCCAATGTAGATCATTCGTACGGCACGATCAGCATGAGGTAGCGGCCCGGCTTGTCGAAACCGAACGTGTACTGGTAGTGTCCAGCCCGCGGGATTGTCATCAGAATACTGTCGACCGCAGGACCGGCCTGCGTCGGGGGCGAAGGGTCTGGCGGCAGCGGAACAGGCACCGGTGACGGCGTCGACACCGGCGGCCCATACCGTCGTTGGAGTTCGGCGATATCCCATGCCTGCGGGCCGAGCACCGAGGCCAGGATGGGCGCCATCAAGGCACCCGAGCTCGGCGGCGCGTGCCCCAGACCTAAAGCATGACAAAACTCGTGGGCCATCATGGCTTGCCGCTGGGCCCGCGTCAGGCCGATCTCGGCGACGTCAAACCGCTGATTGAGCACCAGCCGCTCATTGCCCGGTGGGGGCAACTCGGAAAGGGCGAGGACGTTCCAGGGGCCATCGATATTGCCTGACTGGGCCAGGACCTGGGCGGCGCTGGCGGAGGGCGCCGCAGTGACCGTCAGGCCGCAGACCTCGGTCACCCGCTGGACGGCCAGGGCGTAGTCCGTGGCCAGCTCATCCGGATCGACCCCGGGATACCGGATCTCCTGCCAGTACGTCAGCTCGGTCAGGCCCCAGGCCGATTCCTGGCTGACCGCCATGATATCGGGCTGCCCACACCGAGGCGCCGCAAGGCGCGCCTCGGTCTCGGGCGTCAGGACCCCTGTTTCGGGCAACCCCTGATAGCGCTGATAGCGTGCGATCAAGTCGCGGGGATTCACCGGGACCGAGAGCAGACCCCGTGCGCCGCCCGCGGCATCATCGGCATACCCGCGCGCGTGGATGTGGCGGAGCGCTTCACCGAGCAGCATGCGCACCCCCGGCGACCATGGTCCGCAGGATCAGGGACTCAGGGTCGTCGTAACTGAGGGCTGCTTTGATCCAGAGCTGCATTGTTCGCCTCGAGATATCGAAATGCCGGGTGATCCACTGGGGCGATCGCCGCTGGATCAAGCGGCAGTAGGCGCACCGGATGTGTCGCCGACGCTTCGAGGGGGACCTTGCGTCGGATGTCCGGCCCCGGGCGTAGTCTCCCGCGACAGTCGGGAAGCCTGAGATGCGGGTCATCGAGCAACCCTGCCTTCTCTACCTATAGCGCTCCGTCCGCATTGATTGCGCGAACAAGAAATCTTAAAACCTATGGTACTACACGACTTAACTGTTGCCAACAAGCCCCTCCGATCGCGCAATCAATTGGGGGTCTTGCGCCTGATGGGTAGACTGAATAGACCAAGGGAGCGGGGAGGGTAGTCTATCCTGAGTGCCCATCTGGACACAGCGCTGCGCGCGATCGTCGAAGCACCCCAAGTGTGGTGTGAGGAGAGCTCGCTCGATCGCAAAGGGCATTCGGTGGAGACCCTCGAGCAACTCTGCGATAAGGGCTGGATCGAGCTCTGGCATCAAAACAAGGAAGGGAATCCACTGAGCTATCGATCATGGGCTCTGACGCCTTGGGCGGCGCAGGAGCTCGGCCTGGTTGTCTTCGAGGCCCGCGGTATCCCGTTCTGGGCGCCCGCGCAGGACCTCCATCCTTCGGTTGCGCGTCGGGTCAAAAAAGAGCGCCGTCTCTCGTTCCCCAACCTCGCTCCGCCACCGAAAAAGGCCGGGAAACCTGCCGCGCAATACATTGCGAGCATTTTCTACGTCGAGACCACGGACGACGTCTCCCGAGCGGAGCTCCTCCTCGGCTCACCGATCGAGATCGACGAGAAGCTCTAACCAGGAAAGGCAGAACAGAGGACGGGCCGTAAGCCGTGTTTTCCAGGCCTGCATGGCCGTTGTGGGATCGGCGACTTTCCCACTTCCTCTCACTTTTTGAGAAGGTCCACCCTCTCGCGAGAGGTAAAATACGCCTCAGCACGCGAATGTCACGTGCAGCACAACCCTTGATAATGGGAAAGTTTCTCATGCCACCAATCCGGAAGGGTGTGACGAACCAGCAGGTCCGCCCCCTGGGCGAGTTCCTGACGCCCAAGCAAGTCGAACAAGTGGCCGCCGCCGCGGCCAAGGTGGGGAGGCGTCGATTCCGAGACGCGCAGCTCATCAGGACGGCCTATCGGCACGGCCTCCGAGCGACCGAGCTGGTGAACCTCAAGCGCGACCAGGTCGACCTCGCCGCCGGCGAGGTGATGATCTACCGCCTCAAGGGCGGGAAGGACATGAAGCACCCACTCGGCGGCGACGAGACCCGCGCGTTTCGCCGCCTCTTCCGCGAAGTCCCGGATTCGGTCTACGTGTTCGTCTCGGAGCGGGGCGGGCCACTCACACCCTCGAGCATCCAGAAGATCGTCCAGCGCGCCGGCGAGAAGGCGGGACTGCCCATGCCGATCCACCCGCACATGTTGAGGCACGCCTGCGGTTACAAGATGGCCAACGACGGTCGCGACCTGCGGGCGATCATGGACTACCTCGGCCATCGCACACTGTCCCAGGTGCTCAAATACACGTCGGTCAACCCAGCGCGGTTCAGGCACTTTTGGAAGGACTGAAACCACGCGCAGGCTATCGGTAGCGGAAACGAGACGACCCCGCGCGTCGCAGCACCGCACGGGGTCGCCTGTCCCGTCGAGACGCTGACGGGGTTTACGGGTGCCAGGGCCGGTGGCGGGATTGATACTGCGCGACAACGCCGACCAGGCCCAGACCGAGGCCAAGCATAACCACGGATGCGGCTTCAGGAACAACAGCGGCAGACTGGCTGAAGCTGCCGTTACCGATGGCAGTGGCACCCACGGTGCTGAACAGGCCAGCGAAACTCGAAGTCGCCGTGAAGGTAGTGGCCGTGAACGTAAAATTTACCTTGCCCAACCCGTTGCTGAAGGCGGCGAAGTCGTAGAGCGGGTTGAGGTTGGCAAGCAGGGACGTTACCGGCCCTGACGCATTGAAAAAATTCGGGAGCGCTGCCGGGGTGTCACCTTGCGTCAAATTGATCCCCAGGATCGCCTGTGACCCCACGGTGGCGCCCACGGTTTTCGTGATCCCCGCAGGAAGCGTCAGGCTGTACTGGCCGCCTCCCGTGGGTGTCACCGTGAAGCTGAAGGGCGTGTTGACGCGGACCGGCTCGGGGGGCACGATCGCGCCGTTGACCGTGTTAACGGTGCTGATGAGCGACGGGACCGAAACAGCGATTGTCGCGGTCCCGCTGATGATCCCGGTGTTGGAAAAACTGAATTCGCCGAGATTTCCGGAATCCGTGAGCACACTGATCGACGCGGCCCTTGCCGAGCCCATCCCGGCGAGAATCGCCGCAACCGCCAGCATCACATAGGCAATCGTTCGCATAAACACCCCGTTCTTCACATGCTGCGATCAAGCGTCTGCCATGCTACCACACCCTCAGCGGGCGAAACAGACGATCGACGCGCATGAAAACAGCCCCGCGCTCGCCGTAACGCGCACGGGGCTGGGGTCGAGTCCGCTCAGATCCCTCTGGCGGCGTGCACTGCTTCTGCTGGGAAATGAACCAGCATCCTACCGGCACGCTACCGGCCGAACAAGCGCTTGAGCGGATGCTGCGGGCTGCTGAGCACCGCCTCCGAATAGACCGGTTGCGACACCACCGGCTGCGCCACCACCGCCTGCGCCGGATTGTACACGACCTGTTGCACGGTCTGATTCGGCACATAGAGCCGCGTCATCCCGAACCGGGTCAGATACTGGCCGAAGCCGGCGACGGCCATCCCGAGATGGGTCGGCGTCGCCACTACCGCCATCGTCGTCGGCTGGACCGCCGCCGTCGCGATCGCCGGCTGGACGGCCTGCACCGTCACGGCCTGGGCGTAGACCGGTGCTGCAGCCACCGCCTGCACCGTCACGGGCTGGGCGTAGACCGGTGCTGCGGCCACCGCCTGCACCGTCACGGGCTGGGCATAGACAGGTGCCGCGGCCGCGGGCTGCGCTGTCACCGCCTGGGCGGCCAGCGGCGCCGCTGTCGCCGTGATCGCCAGGGAGATCTGCTGAGGTGGGACCGTGACTGTCTGCGGTGGTACAGTAACTTGCTGCGCGGGCACGGTAACTTGCTGGGCCGGCACGGTAAGGGTGTGGCTGGCTTGCGTGGGAGCCGCGGCGACGGGCTGCACCGTGACGGCCTGGGCTGGTGGTGGGCTGGGTGTGACCGTTACCCGTGGTGGTGGAGGTGCTGGCGGAGCTGGTGGTGGGGGTGGTGGCTGTGGCGACTGAGCACTGGCCACCGTTGGTGGATCGGGCGCCTCGGCCTCGTCACCTGGCGATGGCCTTGGGGCCAGCGCTGCGCAGAGCGCGAAGACAATCACTGCGTTGCGTGGTCTCATCGATCGATCTCCGAAAGGAATCTGACTGCGGTCCGACCGCCGGCTCAACCTCCTGTGACCACTATATCGGACCAGGGCGCGCGCAAGTTCACTGATCTCGGCAGGGTTTGCGCGACCGCGAGACTCAAGACTTGCCCTTGTCCTTCAGGAACTTCTTGGAGTGCTGCTCGAGGTCTCGCTCGGCCACTGGCCTGAGGACCTCGCTCATGTATTGCGACACGGGAATCTTCTTGTACTCGGCGACGATCTTGCACATCGAAGCCACTTCCGCGTCGATCTTCACACCCACGTCGTTGCGCCTGACCACGTCATTGTTCTCGCCGACCGGGGTTTCCATCGTGACTTTTCCCCGAGTTGAATATTACCCGGCCTCTACTGCCCACGCAGCCTATGCTATGCCAGAATTGAATTTGCGAAAAGGAGAAAAGTCTCTTTTCGTCCTTTTTGCTTTCTCGCGATAATGCATAAGTTACAATAGGGAAGCGGGAGAGAAGATTCCTCCGGAAGACCACGTCCTGAAGAAAGCGAGGCCAGCGAATGGCCGCGATAGGCGTCTATCTGAACGGGGGACAAGGCTGCTGGCCCGAGATTGAAAAGCGGCAGCACATCGACTTGATGGGCAGCGACGCCCCGCCCATCCAGCTCGCCCTGGTTGCCCGCGGCATGAGCGACGGTGAATCCGCTCTGATCCTCCGGATCGACCTGCCCGACGGCCAGGTCGTCCTCACCCAGGCCTCGCTCCCGCGCTTCCTGGAAGCCGCCAAGGCGCTGCAGTTGGCCGATGCCGGCGTCCGCCGCCTCGCCAAAGAGCGAAAACCGAGATGACACCCCTCCAGCGCACCGCCCTGCAGCTCCCCTGTTACTGCCAGGAAGACCGGTGCGTCCCCGAGCACACGGAATGGTCGCGCGTGGGACCCATGGCCGTGCTGACCGTACTGAGCATTGATGTCGAGGGGGCACACTTCCCCCTCGGCGGCAACATGTTACCCCCGGGCATGGGCCCGATCGCCTGGCATGCCTCGGCGACCTTTCACAACACCGAGGCCTTGCCCCCGGAAGTGTCGGACTACCAACCCGGCACACCCGTGATCCCGTGCGGCGAGTTCACCCCTGCAATGGCCATGGTCGCGGAGAATGTGCTCCAATTGCTCCTGCAGGGCGTCGGTGACGAGCAGGAGTTCCACGTCACCACCCCAGAATGCAAACACCGCTGGCGCGCCGCCACGGCCCTCGAGCGTGAGATCGTCGCGGGAAGGACCGACTGACCATGGCCGAGCCCATCAAGATCGAAGAGCAGGTCCTCGTCGGCCGCAACTCCCACGGCTATACCTTCGCGGTGGGCCGCATCAGTGACCGCTGGCTTGGCTACGCCCTGGGCGGCGGCGGCATGTTTATTTTCCCCGAGATCTCCGAGAACCACGAGCTCGGCTTGCCTGACATGAACGATGCCATCCGGCGCGTCTCGGCACTCGCTCAGGATCCCGAGGGGGGCTACGGCGGAATCGAACAGTGGTATATCGCGGAGGACCTCCGCGCCACGCCCGACCAGTACCGGTGCAGCAACTGCGGCGAGGTTTGCTGCAACGGGGAGTGCGATCCAGATGACCGCCCCGACTTCGACTGGGACGAAGACGACCCGCACCCTGAATCAGCCGCGGAAGACTACGACTTCGGTCCGTGCTGCTGCTGCGGTCGGGCGAACGTGCGAACGCGAAACCTGGTCATGATGGACCGCCGCGCACCCGTACCGGGCAGCGGGTGGGGATGCCTTACGTGTGGACTGCCGATGGATGGTGCGATGTATGTGGCATGCGATGACTGCGCAGCCAACAAGACGCCTCCCGTGGAGGTCTGCCTGGGATTGCCGCTGGACAAGAAGCGACTGGCTATCGCTCTTCTCGGGGAAAACCGCTTCGAGCATGACATGTCCAAGCATCCCGAAGATCGTGAGGACGACTGACATCGCCTTCGAGAGCGTCAACGCATCAGGGAGCCACCGCCGATGATCTTCCTCGGCATCGACAGCGAGCCAACGATGTTTCTCCTGCTCACTGAGGCAGACTGCAACGACATGCGCAACGGGCGCACCAAGTTCGTCGATCAGACCGCTACGAAGGGAAGGCTCTTCGACAAGGTGGTGATCTCGCTGCACAGGAACCAGGGCGAGATCGAGGAGATGCTCAAGAAGAGCGGTCACGGCGCCCTGCTTCAGGGCATGCCCTCGCCCGTTCCGAAGCCGCAGCAGGCGAAGTGCGCGGGGTGCGAGTCCATCATGGCGGAAGCGATGCTCCTGGAGGGCCGGTGTATCGCCTGCTGGCGGGAACTGGCACGAGCAGGAGGACGAAGATGAACCGGAGATCGGCACTCGACCCGCCAACGCTGGAGGAGTTGCTCGCTTTAAACAGTTGGCCGCTCGGCACCGTTGGCCACATGCAGGAGCGAGATCTGCTTATCACCTTGCACAGGGAATGCATGAGGAACGGCTTTGGCCGGGTCATGCAACTGATGGAGCAGATCACCGAGATCTGGCGTGACCCGGCTAAGGCCGATTACTGGCGGAAGGCGTACGAGGATCGCGCGCGGGAGATGAAGGAAATCCGGGGCGACTGAAAAGCATTGCACGATGAACCTCTCCATCCACTCCACCTCCACCTTCACCGAGCTCGAGGGGAAGCGCTGCCGGCTCTGGGAGGGCAAGACCGACGCCGGCACGCGCCTCTGGGTCTTCGTCGCCCTGATCTCCGTCTCGGCCGCCGACGACACCGCCGAGCTCGACCAGGAGCTCACCCAGCTCCTCCTCGAAGAGGCCCAGTTACGGGCATACTACGAGCTCCACAAGAACGACACGGGGAACTGATCCATGCCCACCAAAGAGGAACTGAAGCGTGATGTCGCCGCCGAGCGTGCCTATTTGCTCGGTATCATGACGTTTGGCCTTGGATGCCTTCGCAGGCTGGACGAGTTCGAGCTGAGGCCAACGCCAGAGCATGGCAAGTTCGAGTTCACCTCTCCGTTTTCAGGCCGCCGCTACCGCGCGGTGCTCGACGAGGTGATCGAGTCGCCCAGGTAAACTGGAATCCGCCAATGATCCCGCTCGCGCTCAAGCCCGAACAAGAGCAGCGCCGCCAGGAGGTCCTCGAGGCGGGGCTCAACACCCTGCGCCCAATCCAACCCCAGCGCACGCGTTTCGTTCTCCCCGAGCACCCTCCGCCGCCGCCGGCCGGCCCGGCCGAGGCCGCGCGGCGTGCCATCGAGGAGTTCGAAAAGGCCTCCCAACGAAAAAGCCCCGCCAGCGTCTTGGAACACTGACGGGGCCGACAGGAGTACGAGAATCCACGGCAAGCCTACTCCACTCCGCTCCCGTCGGCAAGGTCCGCCCCATGTCGCACGAAAAGGCCTCCCTGGGAGACACATTCATGAAATACTGGTCGGCCGAGGAAACCGAATGCCTCGGTCTCCACTGGGGCAAGAGACCGACGCGGGAGCTCGCCAAACAGCTTGGCCGAACGGCGGGCGCACTGAAGCAACGCGCCGTAAAGCTCGGTCTCGACGCGGGCCGGGGACACACTCCGGCGGAGCTCGAGGCGGTCCGCTCGCTCTACTCGACCCACACCGCCCGGGAGATAGCCGAGCGTCTCTATGGCACAGAGTCGCAACGGAAGCTGAACCGGGTACTCAAGATCATCGACAAGCTCAAGCTCCCGAAGTGGCATTATTGGCCCGGCGAAACACTCGACCGCGTGCGTGCGCTGCATGCCGATGGACTGACCGACGGCCAGATTGCCAGGCGGATGCCGACCGTGTTCGCCCCGGGCGACGTCGGCCGGCTACAGGCCCGGCACATCCGGCGTCGGCTCGGTCTGCCGGCGAACAAGGGGACCGAGTCATATTGCGAGGCAAGTCGCCAGGCGGTCAGAAATCAGATGGTCTCTCTCGGCCTGGCGAACCTGAACGGCTTGCGCAAGATGGCCCATGAGCGTTATGCCGCCCGCTACGGGCTGCCCCCCGATCTGCGCCCACCGCAGGTGCGGATGGTTCTCGCCCTGGTCAATGGGCCGCTTACCATCCCCGAGCTCAAGGCGGCGATCGGCGCGCGGCCCGACAGTCAAGTACTTCACAACGAGCACTGCACCACGTACCAGGCCGACCTGGTCCACCGCGGGCTGCTGGCCCGCATCCCCACCGGCATTGGCGGAAGCACAAGAGGACCGCGCGTCCGGTACCTCCTGACCGCGGCCTGTCTCGATCTCCTCACATCAGCCCCCATCATGGAGCCAGCGCAATGACGACGGTCGAACGCAATACTCTCATCGAATCCGCTCTCGACCTGGTGCCCTGGCAAGCGTCCCGCTTCAACCGGCTGCCGGCCGGCATCACGATCGAGGACCTGGAGAGCACCGGACAGGAAGCCCTGATTCACGCCGCCGTGACCTGGGATCCAGAGCTGGACGTTCCTTGGCGGTCCTACGCACGCATGTATGTCAAGAACGCCATGAGGAACGTAATCGCCAAGGCCCGCAGCCGGCGGCAACTTCCCCTAGAGATCCAGGCTGAGGACGGCACCCTTATGCCCCGGCCCGACACCCGCGCGGCGGACCCGGCGGAGCTGGCGGCGGCGCGGGAGCGGTTCATGGGGCCCATGGGCCGCCGTCGAAGGCAACACGTCGGCCTATCCGATCCCGGTCCGGAACCCGCCGCGATTGCCGCCCGCGCTGCCGAGCTGCGTGAAGCGATGTTCGGCGCGATCGCCGCCGCCGACGTGTCCGCGATCGTCAAAACAGTGACGGACAAGGCCAAGGCCGGCGATCTGAAGGCAGCGCGGCTACTGTTCGACCTGTTGTCGCCGTCCCGGTCGGGAGCCACCATCGTGCACCAGAAAGCCGTGGTGATCCACCAGGGCGATCTCGAGTCGTAAGAAGGTCGACCCCATGTCGCCCAAGAAGGCCTCCCGGGGAAGTGACCCATGAGAGAGAGCGAAAGGTTCCTCCTCTGCATCCGCGACCACGGACCAATCACCGAGACCGACTTCGCCTTGCGTATGCAGCTCCGGCCGGCGCCCGCGGCCGCCATGCTGCTGATCCAAGAAATCGCGGGCCGGATCCGCAAGGTCGGCAAGGACCGCTACGAGCTGACCGACCTGGGCCGGCGCATACTCGTGAAGTCCTATGGCCACCCCGAACCGCCCGCCAAACCTGGCCCGCTCTGGCCCGACTGACCCGCCGTCTCGCCGGCGATCGCCCCCGAGCTGGTCCGCCGGCGGAGCGAAATCGGGCCCAGGAGCGATTCACGCGGGCCAAATTAGACCTCGAGAAAAGGAGCCTGGGATGGAACTCCGTTTCAAGACTTGGCCGTACGGCACAACGAAGCGGGTCGAGGTGCTCAGCGTCGAGAAGGCTGGCCGCGATAAAGTCGTCGGTTGCATCGACGAAACGGATCACGGCCAAGGGTTTATCCTGGTGCTCCGCGCCGTCTCTGTGGCCATCGGCGACCATGGCACGATCACGTTTCGCCAGGGTGGTCCGATTGGCGGTTACTGGGACTTTCGGAGGGATCGACCATGAAGCGCACTCGCACAATCCTGTTGCTCCACTCCGGCCGCAAGATCCGCCTGGCGTTCGCCTGTTGCGTCCGGTGCCACCGGCTGGTCGGCACCTGCACCGATGCTCATGGTCCGCTCCTTTGGGATGGTATCGGCTTCAACCAGGCAGGCCAGCTCCGATTCACCTATCACATCTGCCGGCCCGAGCGCCGCCGCGATCTGGCCCGTGATGCCAAGCTCGAGGTCGACCGAGGGACCCACGGAAACAGGAGAGACACGTGAGCCACCAAGACGCCCTCGAAGCCTCCCGCCGCGCCCTCGGCTCCCGGCCCGATTGCGAGGCCGACCTGGTCGACCTCGGCCCTGACCAGCACTTCGAGGGTTGCACCCTCTGGGCCTGCTCGGTCTGCAGACAGTATCTCTGCATCGACCCGCTCGGCATTATCCGCGACAAGGGCCCGATCACGATTCTCGAACCCGACCGGATGACGAGCTGGCCGCCGTTCCCGCCGCAGCCCCTGGACCCGAGCGACTGAGGAGCTGAACGTGACCGACTTCATTGGTGGGCCCGCAGCCGGCAAGACGCTGCTCCTGCATCGCCAGCCGATCTATCTGCGCGTCGTGGTCAACTCCGCCGGGGAGGTCGACGCGCTCGACCAGCTGGACGACTCGCCGTCGGCAGACGAGTCCCTTTATGCCTATCGCCTCAAGGAGAGGCGCGGTTCGGTCCACATCAACCGGGGCCGAAAGGGTGGCGGCTGGTTCGAGGTGGCGACGTACGAACTGATCGAGGCCCAGCCAACGGACCAGGTCATGAGATCGTCAGAGCGCTGGGCGGAGTGGACCGAGGGCGAGTACGCAAAGAGCCAAGGCCACTCATGACCATCCTCGATCTGGACCGTGTCACCTGGCTCCTGAAGTGTGACCGCTGCGGCCTACCCTGGCGCCACGGCAAGAATCGCAAGCAGCTCCGCGACAACGCCAAGTTCGTCGGCTGGCAAACGCTCCGCCGCTACGGCTCGGCCCGCGACTTTTGCCCCGCCTGCGCCCGGGCGATTCGGGAGCGCCAGCAAGCAAGGAGGAAGAGGTAGAAGATGCCTCATTCAGGACGATCAGGAATCTTCTCTACTGGCCGAACTGGAGCCGGAATCCGTTTGGCGAGAATCCCGTACCTGTTGTAAATCTCATGGGACCCGTCTTTGAACCACACGTCGTAACGAGAGAGAGAGTTAGCGTTGTTACGATGAGCGGCTATGAGTGAGTGCTCGGTGAGCTTGCGGGCAGTCTCGACACCACCTGAAGTCAAAGGAACGTACTTGCTGGCCTGCTGATTACCAGCGTCGTCCGTAATACGCTCGACAGTCGCCATCCATCGCGGATTTTTCTTTTTCTGTTCGAGAGGCAGTGCGGCAAATGCCGCCGCTCGTTGTTTAGCCTGGAGCTCTCGGCGACGTTCAAGAGTTCTGGTGCGCTCGACAGCGGCTCGTTGCGCCAGTTCTGCTTTTGTCGGAGCCTGCACCGTTTCTTGTGCCGCACGTGCCGAAAGAACAAAACCGACCATCAGAGACATCGTAAACAGCAGCACGTCTTTCGCTGTCTTGATCTTCAAGGCAACCCTCTTTCGAAAAGAACAACCCCGCCAGGGCCATCACACCCGGGCGGGGCTGTCAATCTTCGCGAAGCGAAGAATCGGATTTGACCCGGTGATGGACGGGTCGATTAACGAAACATACCACACGCAGACCACCACACCAAATTTGGGTGCAGAAAACTTGACACTTTTTTGAACTCCCGTTACCGTCCTCTCATCGATCGCGGCTGTTACCCGAGATCAGCGACTTCGGGGCGCAAGCCCTGAACCTGCGACGCCCTCCCTTCGGTGGTAACAGCACCGGGGGGAGGGCGTTTGCATTTGTGGAGGTTAGTGACCCCTGCCGTGACCCCGGGCTTTGTATTTGTTTCCACCGCATAGGAGGTTTAGACTGGCCAAAGCGATTCGAAAAATGGAGACTGTGGGCGAGCTAACCCCGTCTCCGTAGGCGCGGCCCCCAATGCCGTCCTGGGGTCGTGTACACTTTAGCGGACGGTTCCTGAGCCGGCGAAGCGGGCCTGTACCGGCAAAGTACCCCGCAGACTCGGCAGCAAAGAAAGCGTGATTCCATGTCGCACATCGACAGGGACGCCTCGCGTCCCCCTGCGCGCCCACGCCAAAAGCGCCGCACCCACTACCCGGATCTCTCGTTCGCCCGAACGCCGCAGGTCGAGGCGGAAGTCGCCTTCTGGCCCGCGTGGACCAACATCCCGGTCGAAGAACTCGACTGGGACGTATTCGAGGCACTGGGCTATCCGGGTAAGAGACGCCAATGATGGAAGCGTCCAATCCTTCCCCACCGGACAATGGCCAAGCATTGACGCCGCCCGCCGCGGCCGCTGGAGAAACGCGCACAGCCGCGGCGTCCCACTCCGGACGCCAGGGCGGCCCGAAGCTCCCCAGGCTGAAAAAATACACGTACCTGATGGTCACCCTTGACCAGAAGGAGTTTCCAGAAACGCCCCTCGGTGCAATCCCCGACGTCGCGCATCTGTCCATAACCGAGAGCGATTTTCTGGAGCGGCTGGGCGAGTGGTGCAACGACGGAGGGTATTGCCCTTTGGATGACGTGCAACTCGCCAAAGCCCTTGGCTGGAGATGCAACAACGATCGAGCAAGGAGATGCCGCGTGCAGTGCATCCTGAACGGCCGCAAGGTCAGAGGCGTCTTCCGGCCCGGGCTGGTCCAGCGGGGATTCATCACCGTCGAGTATGACGGGGTCAATCGCAACGGGCGCCGACTCCGCACGACCTGGAAGTGGCGAGAACTGTTCGAGCGCCACCGCGACTGGCCTGACAATGGAGCGCCACCCAAGGAAGAACCGCAGAGTATCGAACCGGCTACCGGCAATGCTGAGGCCGCCGTCGCGGACAAGGCGGCCTCGGCGATCGCCAAAGCCGCCTTCATCGCTGAAACGCAGCATCCCGACAGCGACCAAGGAAGGGAGATGGCTGAGGCGATCCGTGCTCACGCCGGCTTCGTTCGCCCCGAGGTTCTTCCGGATGCCGTCTGGACCGCCCTGGCCCGCGGCAAGGGGTTTAGCTACGTCATTGGTTGCGACGCGAGCGAACGGGGCGTTAACCCCGCCGAGGCCAAGACAGCCCGCAACAAGGTCCAGGCGGCAACAGCCACTCGGGCCAAGGCCGAGCAGGCCAAGACCCGGGCCGGATCCTACGCCCAGGCGGACGCGGAGACGCGGGCCCAGGAAGCACGAAGCAGGGCCGCCTGGGAGCAAATCACTGAGGCGGAGCGTCAACAGATCCACGATCGTGTTGCCGCAGAGAATCCGACCCTCAAGAGATGGCCAAAGATGCTTGAGCCGTTGGTCATGGCCGCGGCCGAGAAGTTGGTCGTTGACCGTAGCCGGCCGATTGGTCAACCTGGTGACGCTTCATCTCCTCGAGTTGCCTCGCCCTGAGCGCTCAATGCACCTAGTGTTCGGGCACACCCATACCAGCGCGCGCTGGTATGGCAACACCCGTACACCACATTGGCCTCCTTCTTACCCCTCCTTTCGAATACCCATCTGCTCGAACACCCCGCGGTAGGGACGGCCATCGAGAGCCGTCGGCTCCCGTCGCTGCGCGCGTCGGTTGGTGACTGCGCGCGCGTCGGTTGGTGACTGCGCGCGCGTCGGTTGGTGACTGCGCGCGCGTCGGTTGATGACTGCGCGCGCGTCGGTTGCGACAGCCAGTGTTGTACCCCCTGTATTAGTGTCTCTAGTGGTAACTAGTCGTCGTAGTCGTCGTAGTCACCGGACGACGACGACGACTTTTTTGAAGCCCTCAAGAGAAGCCCTGACGACCTGGTCGCCGCCGACTTGTGGCTGCTTCCCTTGGACTGTTCAGACGCTCATGATGGAACGCAGAAACAGACCACGACTCGCGGAGCCGCTTCGATGACCCCAAAAGGACTCGTATTCATCCCCGCAGTACTCATCAGTGACCCCCGTTTAGCGGAACAGCAGCACTTCCTTCATACAGTCGCCGTTGGGCTCTTGTCCCCTACGAGCGATGACGGGGGGACCGAGGACAATCCAGAGCTTGGCTACATGAAGAAGTGGCCCGGGCTGCCGGAGTTCGCTCGCTCAATTGGGATGCGGCCCGAAAGCGAGCGCCGCGAGCGTCTGAGGAAGGCATTCAGGCGCCTCGAGGAGCTCGGGTATGTAGCTGTCCGCTTTTATGAGCTCGGCTTTTTGCCGTCTGCTGGGACCGATGATGCGGATCATCGATATCACGCCGAGCTTCAGTTCCACATTCAGCCCGGACAACCTTCTTGTCATTCGCTCAGGGCGCAAGGGAAAGATGCGCTCGACGTCTGGAAGGCCTTCCGAAAGGGAAGGTGGAAGCTCGGCGCATGAAAAACCGACCACGGGCCCTGTACCGGCAAGTACACCCGTGGTCGGTCGCAAAGAAAGCTCGATCCCTTTACGCCCCAATTATAAGCGATCAAATGAACACCGACAATCGAAGCATCAGGGATAGTGGCGAGCGGGCTTTGAGGTCCGGACGCCAGTGGGCGCACCATGATTCGAACATGGGACCTCACCCTTATCAGATTCCCGGTTCAGACTGGGGAGGGTGGGGTAGGTTAGAGGGTTCCTCCCCGTTCTTACCGAATCGGGACCTCGCCCATGTCGACGCTCTCGCTTCTCGACCAGCTCGGGCCGCTCGAGCCCGGGCTGCTTCAGCTTTTGACGCAACTGCTGCAACTTTCGGAACAACCGGTGCCTCTCTCGACCTGGCGCGACCAGGTCCTGGCCCGCTATGCCAGCGGCCCCCGCTCGACCAGGGACCGCATGGGCCAGGCGCTCCGCGAAGCGATCGACCTGGCCGGGCCGGGGGCGACGACAGCCCACCTGACCGCCGAGCTGGTCGCCAGGTTCGCCCGGCGGCCCGGAGCCGCGGCGACGACCAACGGGCTCCTGGCGAGCCTCAGGAGGGCCTGTGGGCTCGCGGCGGACTCCAGGCAGCTCAACGCCGCCCGGCTCAAGGGAGCGTGCTGGCGGGTCAAGGAGAGCGGTCCCAGTCGGGCCCGGCACCACTCGCGGCAGGACATCGCCCGGGTACTCGAGGCGCTGGCCGGCGGGGCGCGGTCGTGGGAGGGGGGCCGGCTGCATGCGCTCGGGGCGGTCTATGCCTACACCGGGGTCCGGCTCCAGGAGGCGCTCCAGATCCGGATCGCCAACGTCGACCTGACGCGGGGCTTCCTGTTCGTGGGCGAAGACCACACGACCAAGACCGAGAAGTCGACGGCGCCCGTGCCGTGTCCCAAGGTGCTCGTGAAGATCCTCGGAAAGTGGTTGCCCAGGGTCGAGTCGGAGTCGGAGTTTGCCTTCCCCAACCTCGGGCGGCTGAAACCCTGGACCGGGGGGACCTACGGCAAGCGGCCCACCGACCGGCTCGTCGCCGCCGGCCAGGCCGTGGGGGTGAAGGGGTTCACTCCGCTCTCGCTCCGGCACTCGCTGGCGACGCATTACGCGAGCTGGTGGGGACTCTCGGACAAGCAGATCCAGCAGATCCTCCGGCACACCACGCCGCTCACTCAGAAATTCTACGTGCATCCGGACCTGATCAACCTGGGCGAGCTGGTGCGCGACTTCAGCTTCGCCGCGGCGCCACGGAGCGCCAGGTCCTCGTCGAAGCGCACGCCGCGGGACCCGCTCTTGCACGGACGGAAGACGCGTCGGCCGCCGCCGGCGTCGGGCGACCAGGTCCACGCACGTTAGCCGGCTGCGCGCCGGCGACGGCAGAGCGCCTTGGCGCTCTGCCGGCGAAGGATGATGCGGAACAAGATACGGTACTTGGCATCGAGCTCCTTCGTTGCGACTTCGGCGGCGGTGGATTGATCTTGCTCGTGATCGCGGAACAGGAACTCCGTGCCACTCTCGAGCGTTTCGTCGACCAACTCCTCAAAGCCGGCCACTGCCCAGCGGTCCAGAAGCTCCTGAACCGAGCATTTCTCTTCCGCGGCGACTTCGCTCAGCAGCTCCTGGTGGCGTGCTTCCACGGTGATCCCGACTGGCGAATGGTCCATCGATCCCTCCTGGCGTCACCCCTGGACCCCTGCCCTTCCCCGGCACTCGGGGCAGGGCAGGGGTGTTATTCCTTGGCGGACCGTCACAGATTCCGCCTCGCGCGTCCGCACGGCCGAGGTCCACACCGCCGGTTTTACCTACGCCGCGACATCCTCAGAGTCGTCGAACACGCTCAAACGCCTGAGCTTGGCAGGCATGACGGAGCAGTCGACCTGCCTGAGATGCTCCCTGAGGTGCTTCGCGACGAACTGGCTCGCCGTCATGCCCTCCTGGGCGGCGGCCACGCCGAGTTGCCAGTTCGTGAGGACGTCGAAGGTCAATTGACGCTTCGTCGTGGGCACTCTGGTCTTCTTGGCCGGCTTGCCGGCCTTCGTCCCCGCTTGCTTTGCTCCCATCGTCTCGGCCTCCTTGCCTGCTTGCCCAAACCTATTCCCGTATCGGCCCTGACGCCCGTCCACCTTGAACAGGAGCTTCGCCATGCCCGACATCGCTGTCGACGTTCCCGCCCGGATGCGTAGCCTCCCCCGCGACTCGCGCGGCTACGTCGTCCCCTATTTCGTGGGCTGGCCCAATGGTCAACCCGATTTCCGCACGGCCGACGCGCGAAAGAAAACCAGCTGCATCCGCGATCGCAAGTGCTGGCTCTGCGGCCAGGGCCTGCAAAGGCGGATGACGTTTGTGCTCGGTCCCATGTGCGGCCTGAACCGGACGAGCGCCGAGCCGCCGTGCCATCACGAGTGCTCCACCTATGCGGTTCAGGCGTGCCCATTCCTGACGACACCGCGCGCCCATCGGATCGAGCACAACCTCCCCACGAACGATGAGGGCGCCGGGATCATGCTGAAACGGAATCCGGGGGTGACCCTGCTCTGGGTTACCCAGTCCTACCAGCTCTTCGAGGCTGGCAACGGCGTGCTGATCCGGATCGGCGACCCGCTCGCCGTCGAATTCTGGTCGGAGGGTCGGCACGCAACCCTTGAGGAAACGGTCGAATCGATCGAGACCGGGATTCCTAGCCTCATGGAGCTTGCCCGGCTGGACGGCGAGAGAGCGGTCAGTGCACTGGAAGAAGCCCGCGTGAGCTATCTCCAGTGGATCAGGTCATTTTTCCCTGAGGTCGAGCAGGTCTGCAGGGTCTGCAAGTGCACCAACTTCGACTGCTCGCAGTGCATCGAGAAAACAGGCCGGGCATGCCGGTGGGTCGAGAGCGACCTATGTTCCGCATGCGCCGGCCAGGAAGGGCTGAGCGAGTTATGAAGTTCCTCACTGTCTGGATCGCCCTGTCCGTGCTGGCCGCCGCCATCTGGGTTTACTACCTGGGAGATAGGCGTGATGAGAGTCCGTTCTGACAGCAAGCGCAAGGCGCACCCCGCCCCTGACACCAAGCCCAAACGCTGGATGCGGGGCTGGGGTGTGGGCTGGGTGACGGTCACCTACGTGCACGGGGATGGGCTACAGGTCACCAGCGGAGACCGGACCTGGGAGCTGATTCCCTATGTGACCGGGCCTGGGGGTGTGCCGGCGGGGTGGACGATCGTGCGGGATGGACAGAGGTGGGGGTTTACCCGGGTGGCGGGGCCGATCGAGGAGGCGGTGGCGATCGCGGAGCTGGAGATTACTTCGGGGGAGGGTTGAGGCGATATTCCTGGGGAAACCAAGGGGCTGGAATTTCGCCACATACGATCGTATGTTAGCGGCATGCCGAATTCACCCCCTCCATCCGACATTCGCGACCAGTTACGCGAGCTGGTCGCCGCCTCGGGCCGTTCGATCGGGGCGATTGCCCGCGGCCTCGACCCGCCCATGAGTCAGCAGCATCTCTCGGCAATTCTCTCCGGTAGGATAGCGTCGCCGTCGGTCGAGACGGTCGAGCGCATCCTCGCCGGCCTCGGGTGCCGGCTGGCGATCGTGCGGCGATGATCAGGCCCGGCCGCAGCCGCAGCCGCTGGGGATGGATTCGACGATGGGCTCGATCCGGGGGATCCAGATCCAGAGGGGCCAGGCCCGGCGGCGGACGGCCTCGGCCGCGGCGGCCTGGCGGGCGAGCTCGGCACGGGCGCGCCGGGCGGCGGCGACCTGGGCGGCGGGGATGACGGTCACGTCGAGGTTGCCAGGAAGGTTCGGCTCGAGCTCTGGACGCAACAGGCGCCGAAGTTAACGATGTTCGTCTGCTGTACGGTCACGGTAATCGTGGCGGTGCCGAGCGCAAATCCGGTGAGGTTGATGGTTGCGGTCGCGTTCGGGCTGGTATAGATGGGCGCCGGAACGGTGTTGATCACCCCGGGGTTGGAGCTCGCCGCGCTGATCGTCAGTGAGCCGTTGAAACCGGTCCAGCAAGACCCGCTGCCGCCTATCAGCGCTACGTCGGGGCTGGCCGTTATGCCCGTGACGGTCACGGTGCCGTTGAAGTGGAAGCTGACCGGCGCAATCGGGTCAAAGACGGGCGGCCGCGCCGTGGTGCTGACGGTGATAAGGACCGCCCTGCTGACCGGCGTACAGCCGGCGCTCGAGACCGTGATGGTGATCGTCGCTGTGCCGGAACCGGTACCCCAGGTGAGGGGCACGGTCCCCGTGGCGGCGGGGCTGGTGTAGGTGACCGTTGGGTTGGCGACGAGGGCGGGGTTGGAGCTGGTGGCCGTGACCACGATCGGGGCGCCGCCGGTGCCGCGGCCGATGCCCGTCAGGGCGATCGGGGTCAGGGCGGTGCCGCAATTGGTCTGACTGGCGGGTTGGTTCAGGGTGCAGACGCAGGCGCAGCAACTCCGGCACATTCTCATCAGCAGTCTTTTCCTGCGGTGCCGAGGACGGTGCGGGCGACGTCGAGGAGGCGGTCCTGGCGCTGGGGCTGGGAGTCGGAGACGGCGAAGTGCATGGGGCTGAAGAAGTGGACGGGGCTGAAGCAGCCGAGGATGTGGCGGAGCTGCTCGAGGGTGGTCGCGTATTCGTGGACGCGGGCGAAGAAGCCCTTGGGATCGCGGAAGGCGAGGCGGGCGTCCTTCACCAAGAGGAAGGCGCGCTCATCGGTCGTCAGGCCGGGGCGGGTGACTTTGCCCTTTTTGTCGGGAGCGGCCATCAGGAAGGCAAGGATCTTCTCGGCCAGGACCTGCTCGGCGTCGGTGGCGGCGATGAACTCGTTTTGGCCGGTGGCCGACTTCTGGGTGTGGCCCTCGGCCAGCTCGGTGAGCGTGTAGCGCATCCGCAGGCAGGGGTCGCTCTGGATCTCGTTGGCGACGAGCTGCCTCGCCTGGTGGATCTCCAGCGCGGTGTCGGCGTCGCCCCAGACCAGAGCACTGACGACCGAATCGAAACTCTGGTACTGGGCCAGGGAGAGCTGGTCGCGGACCTGATACAGGGCGTCGTGGTCGGGTTTGCCCTCGGCGTCACGGATCACCAGCTTGGGGTTTGCCGGCTTCTGCTTCGTGCGCCAGAACTCGGCGGTGAAGACGGCCCAGGCGATCGCCGTCACGCGGTCCTTGACCAGGCCGAGGCGCTTGCTGACTGCCTTCTCGAGGACGCCCAGGCCGGTCATTTCGGCGACGAGGCAACGGCCTTCCTCGGGAAGGTCGATCGACGATCGCTCGGCAGCGGCGGACCTGTCAGGGGCTTCGGAGGCGGCCGCCGTTGCGCGGGAGAGGAGTTTGGCGAGGTTCGTCTTGGCCAATTGAGGTTTCTCCCAGAATGGTCGTTTTTGATGCGTTCGGGGCCGAATTTCGCTCGCGGCGACGAAACAGGATAAAACAAGGGTCGCCGGCATCGGAGCTGGTCGCTGCAGCGAGCTCGCCGGCGACGTCGAGCTCGACGAGGTCCTGGCGGCTCGAGCCGAAACCCGATTGAGATAATTTGCCTCGAGGGGAATAAGCCGGGGTGGCTGGGGCGGAGTCTTCGACGCCCCGGTTAGGGGCTGCCGGGGCGTCGAGTACTCCGCCCCAGCCACCCACGTCATCCACGTCACCCGCGTCAGGGTTTGCCGCTAGCAGTCCGCCGCGACGAGATAGATGACGTTCTGCAGCATGACGCCCCACGCACTCTTGGGACTGCCGACACTCGCCGTAAACGCCACTCCCGCCGCGCGGTTGTAGCAGGTGACGGCGGGGTTGGGACCCGTCATCCAGCCGTGGTTGGTTGCCGAGGGGATCAGGACCTTGGCCGAGAATGTCGAGGGGGTGGCCTCGGAGCCGGCGGTCACGTTGGAAACGATCGAGAGGGGAATCAGACTGGCAGCACCAGGCGTTACAGGAGTGCGCCGCCGCTGCGGCACTTCATTCTGATATTCCGCCTCAACCCGCCTGACAACCGTAGCGACTCGCTCGGCATTTCTCGCCGAGAAACCGTAAGACTTACCGTCGTCACGCGAGTCGGGAACGGGATTATCCATCAGAATCAAAAGCCCTGGCCAGGTGCGCCTGGGAAGTTGAACCCTAACAGACTGAAATCGGCCATGTAATAGACCTGAAATGCGATGTACGTAGGTGTTGATCCAATGGCGAGCTGTCCTCCAGAACCGTTGAGCAAGACAGGCGACGTAACGTCACTACCGTCTGTGTTCTTGGCAGGTTGTGGGAAGGGAGAGGTACCGTCCCAGACTTTCATTCCCTGATCCAGGATCAACTTGATCCAACCGTCAGGATTGATCTCAAACTCATAAGTTATTACGTAATAGAACCCGCAGACGGGATTGTACTGTAGATCACCCGTCGGCATGCTTAGTTTTACAGTATTAGGAGGGAAGCCATAGAACGCGTACCCATTGACCGTATCTTTCCAGGAGAGGGCCAGGTGCGGGTTGAAGTACGGTTCGTTTCTGACAATCTGGAGAGTAGGCCGGGAGTCGTCGATCATGATCGGCGGGTCGAAATAATCACCGGCACTGTTAATGACCGGGTGGGCATTACCGTCCGAATCAGGAACCGTCAACTCGCAAACTCGCTGGAATCTTGAACCACCCCAGGTGATCTTTATCGGCGCAAACAACGGATTTTCAGGAAACTGCGTCGGGTCCCATGCGCCGTAGTCTACAGTGACAATCCATTGACAGTCGTCGTTAGCACTGCCATCAAGTGCAGCCTCGATATTCAGCGCAAACGCATAATTGTCAAATTCAAGCCGCGCTCCCGTCACCGGATTGCGAATCTCGTAGATGTAACCGAGCTGCACCGGAATGGACAGACGGACTTCAAGAGCACCGGTTAAAGGGTTGTCGGTGATTACCCGCCATGCGCGTCTGTAGGACCTTTTCCAGTTTGAGTCGATCTTGCCGGTGCGCACTCCCTTGAGCTCATGGACGCTGACGATGCCCACGATTACAACCTCCATCACATCGGGAAGGCACCAAGGCCCGCGGCCTGGTTGGAAGTGCGGGCGGCAATCTCACGCAAGGCTTGCGCAGTGCTCTTGGTGTGTTGCGCCGTTTCCTTGGTCGCTAGAGCCGTCTCTTTCGCAGGCTTATCATCAGGCATCTGGTTGCGGAACTTCGCTACGGCGCTTGCGGCCTCGGCAGAGCCGAGCTCCACGGCGCCTGCACCCGTATCGGCCTTGCCACCCTTCTTCTTATCCTTAGCCTTGGCACCGCCTCCAAGATCACCGAGTTTCTCAGCTACGGCCGCGGCAGGACCCTTGGCGATAGCGTCCACACGAGCCTTCTCCTTGCCCTCGATCTTGTTAAGAACTGCGTCCATCTCCGCAGACATGTCGACGAAGGCGGGTTTAATGAACTCGGGCAGAGCGGCTGCCGTCGCTTTGAAGCCTTCCAGAAGAGGCTTTGTAATCGGCGCAACCCACTCGCCAGTCGACAGGAAGTGGAATGCGGAGAACAAGTATTCGCCGATGTTATGACCGAGGTTCTGGAATACCGTCTGAATTGCAGTCACACCGTCAATAATCAGCTCACGCCAGTTACCAGCAACGTAGCCGGCGACAAGACCCAGATTGGTGACCATCGCATCGAAGGAGGCAACGATATTCGCAATCTGCTGGGTCGCACTGATCTTGGCAAGTTCCCAGTAGTCGCCGAGATTCCGTATGAATACCCCCACTTGCGCAATACCTGCCTTGAACCAATCGACCCACTCAGTGATCAGGGGCTTGCTTTCCTCGAAGGCTTGAACAGCCGATGCCGTGAATTCGTTGAGCATCACCACGCCCTCGGAAAGGGCAGGTAAGAGCAGCTCTCCAATAGAGGTGCCGAAGTTTTCGAGACCACCGGTGAGCTTGCGCCACTGATTCGCCACCCCACCCTGGGTTTTACTCAGATCGCCACTGGCATCGGCCAGGCCCTTCTGAATCAGCGAGGCCCGTGCAGCGATCTTGGCCTGCTCGTTCATCTCCTGACCGCTCTTGACCAGGCCCAGGCGGAGGCCCTCGGCCTTGACGGCGTCCTCATTCATGAGCACACCAAAAGCCTTGAGAGGCTCGGACTCACCGGTCAGGCCCGCCCGGATCTTTTCCAGGGCCACGTCCAGCGGCACGTTGTGGAAACTCGAGGCGTCGGCCGCGAGCTGCGTCATGGCCTTGGACATTGATGCCGCCTGCACCTGGCTTTGACCGGCGCCCTTGCCGATCAGGCCAAAGCTCGAAGCGGCGTCGAGAATCGCACCCTTGGGGAGACCGAACGACTTGGCCAGCATGTCGGCCTGGGCCGTGATCTCACCGGTCGAATCGCCGAAGACCTGGGAGGTCTTGGACATCGTCTCACCGAGATCCGTGGCGCTCTTGATACCGTCTGCGAAGAAGCCGCCCAGAGCCTTGAGAGACGTGATCCCTGCCCCGATCGCGGCAAAACCCGCCCCGAACTTGGCGCCGGCCGCAGCGAAATTGATGCCTCCCAGGGACGACTTCGTCTTGTTGGCAGTGGCATTAAACCTGTCGAGACTTGAGGTGACGGTGGCGACGGGTTTGATGAAGCCCTTCGTGTCGGCGCTCATCGCGATGCGAATGTTCCTGATGATACTCATTCGCTCAGATCCTTCTCTCTCGCCATGCGTCCGAGAGTGTCCAGCATCTCGCCGGTGGTCTGCTCGCCGTCCTGATCGCTGAAATAAGGGACGTGGTCACCCGGGTGGAACTTCTTCTTGGTGGACAGACACATTTCCAGAGTCATGCATATCTGGGCTGTCATAAAAAAGACATCAGGAATCCCATACAGACGTTCGTAGGCGAGCCACTCCTCCAGTTCATCGCACCCCATTTGCTCGATCTCACGAATACTCTTGCGTGACATCGCGGCCAGCCGGATCAGGAATCTTCGTACTGGCCGTTCTCGGAGTTTTTTTCCAATTCCTCCAGATCCGCTTTGTTCCAACGGTTCAGGCGCATCGCCGCTGTGATGATCGGCTCCAGTGCCGATGCAGAGTGCTGCGCCAGTGCCACAATATCGGCCTCAGAGAACATCTTCTCGCCGTGCTCGTCACAGACGACCGCCGCAACCAGTCGTGCCCGGAAGTTCTTGTTCTTCGTGGCCGTGAACTTCGCTTCCAGTGCGTCTTTCTCTCCAGCTCGGAGAACCCTCACGTACACGCTCCCATTCCACTCGGGAACGAAGACCTCCTCTTTGCTGAGGACGGGAACCGTCGCAAGGATCTCGTCTTTCTTCAGGATCATGGAATCAACTCCCTGCTGTGATATCCACGATCGTGGTGAGCTTGATGTCGAGATCAGCCCCGACGTTCTCCTGATTTTTCATCCCGTTGAACTTGAAGCCTGTAAAAAAGCCGGAGAACGTGGCCTTTGCATGCGTGGTGTTGTCGTCGTTGAACGTGATCTGAAAATCGTCGATCGGTCCGGGCGCATTGCACCGGTCGATCAGCACCTGGTGCATCGCCGTGTCACTCGGGTCCATCCAGATCTTGATCGACGCCGTATCGGGATCGGGAATCTTGCCCGGCCGGGTGGACATGACGGCGCTTGTAAGATGGTCCGTAGGAACGACCGTGACTTTCACACCCGGCCCGTCGATTTCATAGACCAGGCCGATCTCGACGAAGGTGGTCGAGATCTTCATTTCGAGTTTGGTACCTTCACCAGCAACGATCTCCGGAGTCGGCATGGTATTCTCCTACGCGAGTCACACAAAAACAGGAATGCTCTCTCGCACTACAAAGGTAAACGTGAAAGTCTTTACGTAAGTTCCGTCATCGCTGCCTGGAGTCGGCTGCTCGTACTCGTCCGATTCATCGTCGAGCGTGACAAACTTGACCCTCAGATTCCCGAGCGTGCCGATAAAGCCCTGGAAGAGCAGACGGATCACCTCCCGTGCCTCTCTATTGTCTTCCTTGATCAGAGAACGAGACTCCAACTCCACCGCCACGCGCCGGAGGCCAGCAGCACCACGCAAGTGCGTCACACGGTCAATCGTTGAGATCTGATAAGCCAGCGCTGGCAACGACGGATAAGGTAGCTGTGGGATCCGCGAGGGGTAGATGCGATTTCCGCAGATCGCTGCCAGATCAACTGAGCCTTTCAGAGCAGCGACGATCGCCGGCTCCAGTTCAGCCACACCTCCGGCCGTCGCGGTGTAGGTGACCGGCCCGCCCACGATCGTGGCGCCCAGGCTGTCCGTGATCGAGATGATGTGGACGCCATCGACGTCCGCGGTATAGGTGAAGGTCTGGGCGCCCGAGCCGGGGCCCAGCAGAACACTCGTGGGCGTGAACGTGCCCGAGTTGTTCGTGTGGGGCGTCACTGTGTCGGGGGCGGTCAGACTATCCTGGCCGACGGAGAAGACGGTGGACGGTTGGCCCGTTGTGCCCGCAACGGGACCAGACCAGAAGATCGACGGCGCGCCCGTGGAGGTCGCGCCGAGGCCGCCGGTCACGATCTTGGGGCCCAGGAGGCCGCCGGTCACGAGCGACATGGGTCAGTTCCGGGAGCTGGGGGATGAGGCGCTGTCGAGCGTGAACGTCCGGATCACTGAACCGGTGCTGGGGCTCTTGATCGTGTACGTAGTGCCGACTACGGTTTCTTTCCCGGCCGCCGCGCAGATCGCGGCCAGCAAGGCATCGCCCACGGTCAGGGCGGCATCGGCCACGGTGCCCAGGTTCCGGGGCGTGAACCCGCTCTGCGCCAGGTTGATTGTCACGCCCGTCATGATGTACTTGCCGATTGACCCGGTGATGGTGAAATCACCGGCCGTCGCATCCTGCCACACCGCTGATGCGATTTGGGCCGCCGTGGGCCCGCCGCCCGTGCCGCCGGTGGCGGGCGCGGCCGCCCGGCGGATGTCATGCACGAATGGCGGTGTGGTTCCGCTGGTCTGACTCCACCGGATTTCATAATCCGCCCCATCCTGGGGAATCGGCACCACGGCACCGTAATCGCCCGAGCTGCTTCCCCGCTCGGTCACACCGACTGCTGACCATCCCGTGATCGAAGCCCCTGCCATGTCGTACACCGCAAAGCCCACCGTGCTGAGTCCCGTGGCAAACCCTTCGCCAATCGAGAGCACGTTGGCGATGAGCGCGACCAGCTCGGTCACGGTTGCCCCGGTTGTGGAATCGGTCCAAGTAATCGTGCCGGTGGCGGTGCCGGTGGTGATGTTCGCGCGGGCCTGGGTGTTCGAATCGACCGTCACCGTGCCGATCGACACCCCGGCAACGCCTGTCGGTGTGAACGTCGGGGCGCTCGTAAGCCAGAACGTGCCGCCGCCGGTGAAGGTCTCGGGTGTGGTGCTGGACGCGGGCAGAGCGCCCGGCGTGACCGCGAGGGTCTGAGGGGTGGACGTGTACGCAACGCTGGCTGGCTGCGTGAGCGCCGGGCTTGCGGTGCCGTTGGCGGTGCCGCTGCCGATCGCCGATGGCGTGAACGTCGCCGTCTTCGCGACCGCGCTCGCCGACCAGGTGAGCGACGTCGGCGACCAGACGCCCGCGAGACCCGTCAACGTCGGCGTGATCGTGCCGGTGTAGAGATTGTTCGGTGTGAAGGTGAAGACCGTCGAGGCATTGTGATTGAACCCGCTCGAAGGGCCCGTGAGCGTGAACGCCGTCGCCGCCGCCCCGGATATCAGCGCGACGGTCGCGGTCGCGGTATGATCCGGGAGATCCGCCGACGTCCATGTGATCGTGGCGCTGCTGCCCGAGCTGGGCGCTGTCCATGTGGTCGTCGCGCCGGTGGTCGGCGCGCAACTGCCCGCGGAGCACGTCCAGTTGATTGTCTCGTTCGTCTCGACGACCGCGGCCGAGAACCCTTGCGTCGCGCTGAAAACGACCGTTGGCGCTGAGGGGGTGATGGTGTTCGTCGGCCCCGCGAGTGCGCCCGCCCAGAACGCGCGGATCTGATCGCCGAAGCCCGTCGTGTCGCCGATCAGGAAAATGCCCGCGCTGCCGGTGCTGACGATCCGGTTACTGTCGGTGTCGGCGTTCGTGAACAGGAGCGTGCCATTGAAGTAAACCGAGAGCGTCACGGTTGCGCCCGTGCCCGAAACGGCGAACCGGAGCACATCGCCCGCAATCAAATTGCGGGGAAATGTATGCTCGACCCCGATCACGATTCCGGCGCCGCCAGAGATGGCTTTCCCGGTGAAACACGCCTGACCGGGCGCGAGCCCATGCATCAGCATGTAATATTGTGTTTTTGATCCATCGGCGCCCGAGCTGCGGAGGACGATTCCCTGGTATGGACCTGCGCCGCTTCCTGTAATCCAATCGGCGCCGATCACGATTTCAGCCGAATAGTCGGCGCTGGGTGGCGTCCAGGAACAGAGCGTGCCATCGGGGTTCGTGCCCGTCCCCATGTAAACAGCGCCGGCGCCCACGCCCGTGAGATGAATGAGCGTCGCGCCCACGGGCCACGTATCGCTGCTATCGGCGGTGTGGGAGGCGAGCGAACCCGCTGCGCCCACAAACCGATCGAAGGCGTTTGCCATTATGCGTCCTCGGTCGCGTCGGTTTTGCTGCTCGCGATCGTGCCTGACTTGAGAATCGCCGTATCACTACCCGCTGCGCGGAGCCGCGAGAGCGTGCCGCTGGTGACGGCAATGGAGGCGTTGCCGCTTGCCCCGCGATGGACGAGCCCGGTGGTGTCGATCCCGCCCACGGTCGCGCCGGCCACGCTGACGACGTTATTCAGGTTGGTGGCTGAGATGCCGTTCACGGCCACTCGATTGACCGTGCCTCCGGTCAGGGTCACCATTGCGGCGGCTGTCGCTGCGTTGCGTGACCAGCGCACTCCGGAAAGAATCAGCTCATCCACCGTTCCGGCTGATACCGTCACGATCTTGCAGGGCGTGGCGGTCTCACCGGAATCGCCGGTAACCTGAAAATCCTCCAGGCAAAGCCGGCCGATACTGGTCGCGGAGTCCACGACGTTCACGAGCGAGTTGCTGATCGCTGGTACGTTATGCACCCGGAAACCGCTCATCGTGAACGATCGTACCGTGCCCGTGATCGTGTTCGGCGGCGATCCCGCGGTGACCTGGGTGCCAAAATCCACGGTCCAGTTGCGGAACGTGATATCACCGAGCCTGCCGGCGCCGAGCCCGCCGAACAGGTAATCATAAAAGATTCCGCTGTGGACGGTCGCCTGTACGCCCTCCATGAGAACCCGCTCGATCGAGGCAATCGCCCCGCCTCCGCTGGGAGATCCGGAAAGCAAGCGGAGCACGGCCCCGAATGCAACCTGGACGCAAATATTGCGGATGATGGCGCTACCGCCCGAACCATAGTAAAAGGTCGGATAAGTGGAAGGGTCCGTACCGGATGCCATGTTGCCGTCGATCGCGTTCAAGGCGATAAAATCGTCCGTTGTCGCCCCGGATACCCCATCGATCAGGATATTGTCCCACGGCCCATCGATCTGAACGGCGGCGGTACTGTGTGAAAATGTGGGCGGGTCCGTGAGCGCCGATGGCACGATCACGCGGATATTGCGGAACGTCGAATCGAACACGTTCGCGGGCCCGACCGCGAAGGCATTGGGATCGTAGATATAAACGTTCTCCACGAGAAGACGCCGTATGCCCCAGAATTTGATCTGGGAAATCGTCGCGCCGCTGGGATCGGTATCGGATTGGGCCGTGCCGCTCGATCCGTTGCGGGCGTTGCCGTCAATCATCAGATCCCGGATCACGATATCGTGATCAACGATGGCGGCGCCCAGGTACGCCGAGCGGAAGTTGGGATTGCGGAACACGCCGCTATCATCGCGGCTGGTCGCGGTCGCTTGCGTGATGACGGTGCCCCAGCCCAAGCCCTGCACGGTGGTTCCCGAATAGCACTTGAGGCCCTTGGCGGTGATCGAGCCATCCAGGATCAGGCAGATCGGCCCGAGCTGACCGCGATCCAGGATCGCCTGCACGGCGGCCGACTGGTCCGTGCCATCGAAGCGCACGCCCTCACGGCTGGCGTAATAGGTTGGGATCCCGAGCCGTTCGCGTCGTGCCATCGTCCGCCCTCGAAGGTTCAGTATTCCCGCTAATCAAATACCCTTGAGAATCTCGGCAACAGCCATGTCGGCGGACCGTTCCCCCTGGGCTGCGAAAGCCCTCTGAAAAAAGTCATCCGCGTCTCTTTCTCTCGTGCCCAGTGCAACGAACGAGCCATACTTCACTCCGGAAAGCACGACTCCCACCCTGGCCCTACCTCTTCTCGGCTTGCCTACCTTCAACCGGATCTTTCCTACGAGCGTGCCAGTAGCGCGGGGTGCTTCTGCGAGAACACGACTCAGCATCGGTTTCATGGCTTTCTCGCAGGCCGGACCGACACGATCCGGGATCTCCTGGATCAGCCTGCGGAACTCCTGGCGAGCCTCCTGCAGACCTGTAACTTTTATGGAGACGGACACGGAACCACCTCAAATCGTGAGAACGATCGCCTGGAGCCTGGTCGAAGCGGAGCATGTGACAAAGAAACTCGTGACGTCGACGGTGAAGGGGTTCGGAAAATAACCAGAACTTGCGCCCCACGTCAGAGGGATTCCCGCCTTGAGAGAGATCGTGTTTCCAGGACTGGAGCTACTGTTGGTCTTGAGAGTGAGGTCCCCACCCGTCGCCAGCAGGATCAGGCTCTTCATGTTCGCCACGGTGAATGCGGCTGAAACAGGAACGTTCGTCGAACTCGACGGGAGATTGGTATCAACGGCAACACGCGTCGTGCCCGTCTCCGTGGCAGCTCCCTGGCACTTTGAGCCGTCAGTGCCGCTGTAAGTCACGGAAATGGTGTCGTTTACGAGCATCGAAAAGGTAACTCCATCGTAGTGGAGACCTCAGGAAGTCGTGGTGGTCGGTACCACGGTTTCATGGCAGAGGATGACGTATTCCCTGTTGATCTCTTTGACGTTGTTGATCGAATCGATGTTGAACGGCCTCCCCTTCAGGACCAATCGCGACGTGGGAGCAATCGGACCGATATAGCGCATCTCGACTTTATGCGTCACGTCGGCTTTCACCTGGGTCGCATTCACCAGCTCGCGGCCGGAGAGAAACGTGACCGAGGCCCAGTAAGTTCCTGCGTCGGTCCAGGTCGTGCGCATCTGGCCGTATTTGTCGGCGAGTTGCTCGCACGTCTGAATCGTCAGTCTTTGGCGCTTCGGACCGGCACGCATCAGGATTGTTTTGCCAAGGGCGTGGGGGGTGCGGGTGGGAGGGCGATGACGGCGAGGGCGCCGTGGGTCCAGAGATTCGCCGCGACCCGGCATCCCATCGCGAAAAGCGTGGCCTCGAATGACGGCGAGGTGATCACCACGGAGGCGTTGGTCTCCAGCGCGTTGAACACGCCGGCGATGCCGTTCTGAGCGTTCGCGTTCACGATCCGCCACATGGCATCGAAATCGATGTGAGGCTCGAGCATGACGACCAGCGGACTCAGGCCGGCCCAGACCGGAATCAGCATCTCGGGCGCGATCGTGCCCTTTTGCTGCGCGGCGATGAGTGAGGGGTGCGCGGGCGGCGGCGAGTAGGACATAGTCAGTGATTCCGTAGGGTGACTCGTCAGGGTCGATATCCCCAGTCGGCCATGGCCAGGAGCTGCCGGTAGGCGAAGGGGGTCTCCTCGAGGGTGATTTCCATGGTGGCTTCCCGGTTCTCGTAAAGGTGTCCCAGGAGGAGCTTGATGGCGGCCTTGAGGATCTTGGGGACGTCGTCCGCGGACGGGCCATATCCCGCGGTGAAGTCGATCGTGACTCCGGCGGGCTGCGTCCGCGCCGTGGGCCAGGCTTTGCCGTAGGCAGGGACGATCCGGCCCGGTGCGCCCGCCTCGACCTGGTAGAGCTCGGGGGCGAGGACCTGCGTCACGCCCTGGGCGTCGACGTAGCTGATCGAGGTTACCGCGATCAGGTCGGCGCGGGGCAGGAGGATCGGCAGGAGCGTGCCGGGGATTGGTCGCTCGAGCCAGGAGTATGGCTGAGACCCGGCCGGGTCGAGGGTCTGGTTGGCGTACAGGTACCAGGGGAAGTGATCGAGGGTCAACCGCCAGGCCGTCGAGAGGAACGAGCGTGCGATCCAGAGCTCGGATAGCTCGCGCGCGGCGGTGAGCTGCTCGGTGACCAGCTCGTCGTCATCCGTGATCTCGAGGCGGAGGTGCTTCTTCGCCTCGGCCAGCGTGACGGGCTCAAGGAGCGGCGGTGTGATGACTTTGAGCACTGAGGATTACTTCCTGTGCTTGGGGCGGCCATGGTGCTCGGCGGTGTGGGGCTTGTCGGTCGTCTCCGTCTCGGCATCGTCGAGCTGGACGGCGCGCTCGGCATCGTCGGCCTCGACGGCCAGCTCGGCATAGCCGCCGGCGATGAGCTCCTTGGCCTCCTTTTCGTTCAGCTCGAGTATCGTCCCGGGGTGGATGTGACCCTCGGGGCCCGATGCGAGGGTCCGCATCTTGATGCGCATCTGTGGTTCTCCTCTGGTTTGTGAGTGGTTCTGTGGTTCTCCTCTCGTTTGTGAGTGGTCAGGCGAGCTTCAGACGGGCCCAGGCCTCGTCGAGGACCGGGCTGCCATCGACCCAGCGCCGGCCGATGAACCCCACCTCGTTCGTCGCGGCGTAGAGCTCGACGAGCCGCTGGATGAGGACGTCGGCGAGCTGGGCGATGCGGTAGAAGCGGAAGCAGCCCAGGACGGCGACGTAGAGGCCCGTGGTGAAGGTGGCGGGGGCGTATTCCGACATGTAGTAGGGGATCGCCAGGATACGGTCGGGGGCGCCCTCGGTGATCCCAGGTTGCCAGATGTATTCGAGGTCGTTTCCACCCGTAGTTGTCGCAATCTTCAGTTTCCGGGCGAGCTTGACCGCGCTTCGGTGCATTACCCAGGCCGTCGCCTTGTCGCCCTGGTAGGCGGCCTTGAGGGAGAACTTCATGTCGATGAGGTTGTCGGCGGTGAAGGCGGTCGCCGTGGCCGCCACAACGTCGCGGGAAGTGGGGATCCCGCTGGCGCTGGCGGTGAAGAGGCCGAGCGGCTGGCCGGTGCCGCTGCCGGTGAGGAAGCCTTTTTCTTCCGTGATCCCGAATTTGTAGGCCAGCTCGCCGTTTACCTCTCTCTCGGCGTCGACCGAGAGCATGAGCGTCCGGATTGATACCTTGGACAGCTTCGAGCAGAGCTGCGGCTCGAGGTCACGGCGGTCGAACGCCTGCGTGGTGTCTTCGGTCACGGCCTGCACTTCCGTGGTCCAATCAGCGTCCGCCATGTGCGCGGTTCTCTTCCTGATGCCCAGCTTCTTGGCCTCGGTGACGGTGGTGATCGAGCCGGCCGCGTCGCAGAGCTGGCGGACGAAGACCTGGTCCATGATCAGGCTGACGATGTCGTTGGAAATCTGGACCGGGGTGATCAAAAATCCGCCCTTGGCGTCCGTCGAGATGATTGTGTCGCGAAACTCCGAGATCCGCGAATGCTCGGTACGGAGCTCGGGCCGGACCTCGCCGGTGCGGAGCCACTGGCGGAAGGCGGCGAGCTTCTTCTCCTCGGCCTGCTTTTTCTGCTCGGGGCGCATCCGCTCCTCGGTGTCGATCGGCCTGCCCGCCCGTGTGACGGGTGCCTCGAGGTCGTCCTCGACCAGTTCGAGCCGCTCCATGCGGTCGATCTTGACCTTCATCTTGTCGACGTCGGCCATCTTCGCGTCGTAGGCCTGCTCTTCCTCGGCACTGAGGTCGCGCTCCTCTTCCTTGGCGACGTCGATGATCTTGCGGGCATCCGCCACGAGAGCGGCCCGCTGCTCGCGCAGCTCGACTGAGGTTTTCATGGTACTTTCCTCGGGAGGGTGGGAGTGAACGGGCCTGTCTGAGGATCAGACGACGTCGGCCAGCCGCAAGAGTCGCTCGGCGCGGTTGCGCCGGGGTGTGTGTTTGGGGCGCGGCCGGTCCCGGACCTCGGCGAGGGAGCGGATCGCGACATCGGTCTGGGTATACGCCGGCCAGCAGACGATGGAGACGTCCTGGAGGTCGAGGTCGAGGAGCTCGCGTTCCTCGAGCTCCATCTCCCCCTGCATGGTGATGGTGACTTTCTCGCCGTTGGGACGGACGCGGAAGGCAAAACTCATCCCCGAGAGGTCACCGCGCGCGATCGATACCAGGAGGTCCCGGGCGCACTGGGTGTCGGGCGGGTCGATCTGGGCGAGGAGGCCGGTGGGGTCCTCGCTCAGGGTCAGGGTCCCGGAGACGGTCCGCGCCAGCAGGGAGTCTTCGTCATGATTCACGAGCGCGAGGACGTCCTGTTTTTCGGCCAGGGCGTTCCGGAAGGCGCCGGGCCGGATGATCTCGCGCCAGGTCCAGTAGGTACCTTCGTAGAGCGTGGTCCACTGGTCGAAGACGGCGGCATGGCCGACGATCTTGGGCGTGTCTCCCTCGGCCCTGCGTTCAAACTGCAAGGGGCCGGCGAAGACGCGGATCTCGCGCTCAGGCGACGGGTTTGGGGTCCGGTTCGGTCTTCGGTCGGCCATTGGTGGGGGTCCCTGTCCCTGGTTGTGGTTGGACGGCCGGTGTGACGCCGACCAGCTTCAGAGGGATGTTCTGCGACTGGACGGTGTAGATGTCGCCGCCCTCGGCGGCACCCATGGGGTTCAGGTTTTCGCGGTCGCGGACCTGGTCGCGGTTCATCCAGCCGTTGCGGAGCGCGACTTCGTAGGAGTTGAAGCGGGTCGCGATGTCGCCCCGGAGCAGTGCGTTGACGTTGTGCTCGACGTAGTAGCCGGCCAGCCATTCCGCGCGGCTGAAGAGCTTGAGGTTGAACTGCTGCTCGATGGCTTCAAGCCAGCCGATCAGGCAGGTCATCAGGTAATCGAGGTTGGAGGCCTCGATGTTCGCCAGGTGCGCCTGGGAGAAATCGCCGACCTTGTGCGGGGGGACCCGCCACGGCCGTACCACGTCGAGGACCTGGAACTTGCGGGTCTCGAGGAGCTGGGTCTTCTCCGGGTCGGTCGAGGTGGGGCTGTACTTGGCGCCCTGCTCGAGGATCGCGACCCGGTGCCGTCGGCCGGGGCCCTGGTGGCGACCCTCCCAGCCGTCGCGGAGATTCTTGAGGCCCTCGGGATTGAGCTTGAGCGGGGTCTCGATGGCGCCGCCGGATTCGGAACCGTTGCCGAAGAAGTCGGCCGCATAGGTCTGGGCGCCCATGCCCAGGCCGATCCCCTCGTTGATCAGGCGGATGAACGAGTAACCGCTGATGCCGTCATAGCCGAGGCCCGCGACATGGAGCACGTTCGCCGCTTCGAGCCAACCGCCGGCGACACCGCCGAGCTGGTAGCCGAGCTGGCCCTCGCGCCGGTAGGCCCGCGTGGTCTCGGGGTCGAGGAGGTGGAGCTCGTAGGGGGTGCCTCGACCCCGGCGAACGATCTCGGCATAGCCGTTGCCATACTCGAGGGCATGACCCATCAGCGCCTGGCGCCAGGCGAGCGGAGTGGAGTCGCCGCCGTTGGGGCTCCGGGTGAGCAGCTCCTCGACCGGATGGTCCCGGGCTTCCCGCCGGCCGCCGGCGGCCAGCTTCTGAAAGACGTTCAGCGGCAGAACGGCAACATCGGTCGCGACGGTGTTGAGCGTGGCCAGGACCGCGGCGTAGCGCAGGGCGGTCCGCTCGGTGACCACGACGCCGGACGAACCGCCTGGCGGCCACCAGAGCTCCTCGCCGGGGATCGATCGTTCCTCGGGTTCCGGAGTGAGGTTGGTCGAGTGGCCATCGCTGTTGAGTCGGTCAAAGACGGTCGTCAAAGGTAACTCATCCCGCGTTCGTTGTAGACCGACCTGGCGCCTGCCGTGTCGGCCAGCGCCGCCGCGATCGCGTTGACCAAGGCGGCCGCGCCGTCGATTTTGAGTCGGGACCGCTTCTTGTCGAGCTTGACGTTGTCGGCGGCGTCGGTGGTGGCGATGGCATTGCCCATCATCCACCTGAGGACGGGGTTGCCCCCGTGGCGGATCTTCCTCGATTTGACGAGGCGCTCGAGGTGTTTCGTCGGGGCGCTCAAGCTCAGGTATCCCTGACGGAGGTAATCCACGGGAAGACCGTCTTGCTCACGCAGCTCGATCGTCAGCGAAGTGGCGTTGTACGGGTCCAAGAGAAGCTTTCTGAGGTCGTTCGCGGCCGCCAGGTCGTTGATCTGTCGCCGCATGAAGCCGTAGTCGACGATGCTTCCGGGAGTCTCCGTGATCCATCCCTGGCTGATCCAGAGCCGGTACGTGATGCGGTCGCGTCGCTCGAGCTCCTTGACGTTCTCCGCCGGTACCCAGAACCATGCCTGCAGGTCGTAGCCGCTGTCCTCATCACCCCAGAGGGCGACCAGGGCGGTGAGGTCGACGGATTTACTGAGGTCGCCACCGGCGAAGCAAGGAAGGGGGGATCGCTTCTCCGGATCCGCCGGCGGCGCGCTGCAGGCCAGCCAGTCCTCGGGCGTGATGAAGACGACGTCGGCCTTGCAGACAATGCAGAGTCTGAGACGCTTGAACCCGGCCAGCTTGCGGGGCGTCTCCTTCGCTTCGGCCAGCTCGCGAGCGAAGTCCTCCTCGGAGATCGTCACACCGAGGCTGGGGTTGGCCTTCCTCCAGGTCGCCGGGTCATCGATGTCATCCTTGGGGTCGGCACGGTAGACGAGGCCGAGGAAGGAGATGTCCTGGATCGTCCCGGCGATCACCTTCTCGGCGTAGTCACGCTCCTCGAACCACACGCCCATTTCGTCCTCGCCGGCCGTCGTGATCGACAGCCGCAGCGGCTGGGCCCGCGAGGCGCCGGCATACTCGAAGACGTCCCACAACTCGTGATCAGGCAGGCGGTGCAATTCGTCGAAGAGAGTGCCCGAGGAGTTGAGTCCATCCTTCGAAGCGGCGACCGAGCTATTCGCGATGATCACCCCGTTGCCGGCGACATGGACGATCCGTTTGTTGTTCGCGGAATTCTGAATATTCAGCCGACTCTTCAGCTCGGGCGACGACTCCACCATCCTGCGTTGCTCTTCGAACACAATGGACGCCTGGTCTTTGTCACAGGCACACAAATAGACTTCCGGCGCCCCCTCGCCATCAGCCAGGAGCAGATAGAGCCCGATGCCACTGACCAGCGTGCTCTTCCCGTTTTTCTTCGCCACCTCGAGATAGCATCTTCTGAACCGCCGGAGGCCTCCGGCCGTCCTCCACCCGAACAACCTCATGAGAAAGTCGCGCTGCCAGGGGAGCAGTGTCAGCGGCTGGCCCGCCCAGCGTCCTTTCGACTGGCAGCAAAACGTCGAAATGAAGTCGCAGACGCGAGCGCCGGCCCGCGCATCAAACCAGCACCCCTGAGAGACCGCGAGCTCGTCGGACGGATTGCGGATCCACTTCGCCGCAACGTGCATTACTCACGTCCCATTCCGCTTCAGAAACTCCCCCAGCGCATCCTTTTTCCCCTCATCCCTCACCTTCACCTTGGACCGCGATGCCGGCGTTGCCCCGAACTCCGTCAGCAGCGAATGCATCTGCGCCCGCGCCGCCCTGGCCATCGCCACCGCCGGGTTCGCCTTCACCCCACCCATCCCCGTATCCACCAGCAACCCGTAAATCCCGATCTCCATGTCCGCCTGCACCCACTGCGAGTAAGCCGCGCAGTACAGCGCCAGCGCTGCCCCATCCACCTCCGCCAGCACCCCCATCGCCTCGAGCTGCGGAACGATCCGCCCCCACTCGGCCCGCCCGAACGAATCGAGACACTCCGGACATTCCGGCAGGGCCGCCGGCGGCATCGGCTCCTCGGCATTCACCCGGTCCTTGCGCGTCCCCTTCAGAATCTTCAGCGGCGTAGGCTCGGCTTTCCGTCCCCGTCCCATATCAATTCTTCTTCACCCAAAAAAACATCCAGCAATTCTGTCAACGTGTGCGTAAAGT